CCCTCTGGTGTCCCTGTAGTATCTAAACTATCGAAAACTCCACTAGCAACAACATGCCCATTAGCATTGTTTAATATATCACTTTCAGCTATTCCGATAGCCGGCATAGTTCCTGAAACATCTGAATCAGATAAATCTATCTCAATTTTATCCTGACCGGCATTATAACCGGAGGCATAAACAGGACTCCCTCCCGTAATCGTACTCCCTGAAACATTACGGGAATCAATATATGTAGTGTCTGCATGAATGGTGTTTGTTGAATCATCAAGAGTTTTATTGGTAAGAGTTTCAGTAGCGGAAGAAGTTGAATAATCAGTCCCTGCAACAGCGATACTTTGTACACCTGACGTGTCGTATTCTTTACTATTCCTGTACCCAATGCCCCCATTGCTTGTTCATTTGTTAAATCTCCATCTGCTGTTTGTGTGATATATGTTGCATCTGTAGGTGCTCCCGCACCTCCGGCTCCATCACTAATACCTAACAACCCCACACCACCATCTAACACCTTATCATCAGCGGTAATAGAGACAATTCCTATCAATCCAAAAACTACTAAAAAAACACCTATTGTTAATTTCAATAATCTTTTATCCATATATAATTATCCTTTCTAATCTGTATTCAATATAGTTACAACCGTCCCACTGGTAAACTCTCCTGTCTTTACTCCGATTCTGTAATCAACGTTAGGTGTCTTATCAATCAAAGCCCTTTCAGCATTTGCCGTCCATGTCTTTACATCTTTCCAAGTAACTTCTGAATCAAAGCTCCTTTGCAATGTCACTGTTGCCACCCAGGTACCTCCAATACTAACGTTTAAAAATCCTGACTTCCTGCTAGTAGTAGCACTAACCGGACTTGGCACAATAGCATTACTCCAAACATTCTGAGCCGTTATACTTTTAGAAACTGTATCAGCAAAAGTAGTACCACAAAATAACAAACTGACTAATATTGAAACAAACAACAATCTTTTAATCATACTTTTTAACCTCCTTTTTTCTTATACAATGACAAAGAATTTTCTTCCTATTCTTATTTTTATCAAGTAAAGTTTTATAACCCTTTCCAAAACAATCCATGCAAGAGGGTTTGGCTTTATATCCCTCAGGAACTTTAAACGCTTTTACATCAAATATGCCTTGTTCTTTCATTTCTTTTCTTTTCTTTTTACAATTAAAATAAAAATGCTTATTAAAATAATAGCTCCGGTAAAACTAAAGAGTAGAGCACATCCTATAATTTTATAAATACAACAATATTCTATCACTCTTCAACTACCTCTTTCTCCCTCTTAGCTAACTCCTCTTTCATAATCTCATTTTCTTCTTTTATATTTGCCTCTTCCTCTACCATAACCTCATTCACCATGTCTTGTATTTGCCTGATCTTATCCTCACTAAATCCCATTATATCGCTTAAGAATATCTCAGGAGGGACTACCTGTTCAGCACTAACACTATTTGAATATATCGCAATTGACTCACTCTTCGTTTTAGATACTTTCGCCTTTTCATCTTCACTAGTCACAAACAAATCAGGCCACTCTACCATATATCCAAGCGAAGGATTGGGTATTATTCCCCTTTCAATCTGCATATCTATAAACGGTCTTAGTATCATGGGTTCAATATAATTTGTCCGTCTTTCATCTACCTTAATATTCCATGCAGTTTCATCTTGTTCACTCGCTAGCTGGCCTCTTTCACTACCTATCAATATACGCTTTGGGATTCTTGTAGCTGCACTTATAGCAATCAATTGTATATCAATATGATTTGCAGGATCGGCAACTTGAATGTGCATCTCTTTTATATCAGCACCCTCTACCCTGAAATATCTTTGTAAATTATTAAAGTAAGAATCCAATTCAGTTTCAAAATCCGTTAAACTTTGAGCGTCATCCATGAAAGAAACCCCTTCTTTTGCCATCACACCAAACCCGGGAAAAGCCCCTCTCCAGAACATTTCAGCACTCCCACCCATAATTAAATCTAAATCATGTAAACGATTCAACACGGACTTTAGTCTACTCGAACCGAAAACATCACTCTCTAACATCCCCTCACTGACATGCAATACCCTGGTATGATGCACTTCAATACTATTCCTAGAACTTCTATCAGGGTTTGTCACGCTGAGTTGATATGTTAAAGGAAGTCCATATCGAGGACTCTTTTCGTCTTTATCCCATTCCTTAATCTTGGCATTATCCTCACTATACGTTTGTAAATACAATATCTCACCTGCCTGACTAACTTCCTCTTTTAGAATATTGCCATCATTATACCCTACTAACAAAACACCATATTGACCTATCCCACTCAATCTGTCTACTCTACTCAAATAATGAAACATTTTAGAATCCTTGATTAAATTATCAATAGACTCTTCAAATGGTGTTTTCTCTCCCTCCCTCTCCTGTTCCTGTATTTCTTTTATAGTAGGATACAACCTCCAGGACGATGTTACAGGAATGTCTACAATAGCCTTTGCTATATCCTGCCTTTCATATCTATCATAGTAATGTTGGAATGTAGGTTGTTTTATATACCCTAATGCTTTGTATAAATCCCTGGTAGTACCGTAAGACTTCCCCAACGCCCCACTCAACTCAGCTCTTGTTTGTATCATACCATTCGTGACAAGATCAGTAATCTTCCTCATCTTACCACTAATCCTCATTAACGTTTCTTTGCTTCCGTTATCAATTACTTTTATTCTAGATTGTTTTGATGTATTCATTTTCATTATTAACCTCTTTTATGTATATATTAAAATCAGGTGAGGAGCCTACCTCTCCCTATAAGCTAAACTCCCCACCCTTACACAGCAAAACAGCTTCATGCCAAGACAAACATAAAATGACGAAAGGAGACGACTTCATTTTATTTAGTCCCTGTTTTGCTATTGATAATCATTTTCTGGAAGGCACTCGAACAAACTTCATTGTGGTTAATTTATTAAAAGCCCCACTACTGGCGTCTACCATATCTTTATATTTGCCCTTTGGAAACCCTTCATGCTCTGCAATAAAATCATCCGTCCAAGATGCTTTTAGAATAGATACATTGCCTATTTCAACCTGATCTGCGTAAGGCATAGCTCTATCTTCCTTATTACCTGTTGGCCTGTCTGCTTTGACTCTAAGCCCTATCAAATTCTTTATAGTATACTCAGCACTCTCCTTGCCACACTCACCAGGAGCTTGCTCAACATATGTAATACATTTCTTACCATCGTTCTCAGCAACCAATTTTATCATAGCCTCCCTAATATCTTTTGCCCATTGTCTATGGACACAATCAACTACGAGTATCTTTTTATCGTGTGTTATACCCATCTTTACGCCACAAGTAAAACAACCTCCATCCTGAGTTCCTGCTTTATCCCAATAGCGAATCCAAAGTACTACATTAAACCCAGTTAGATTTTCAACAATATTAAACTTCCCAACCTTGAATAAACCACCGCCACGAGGAGAGGGTCTTTGTTGATATTGACCTGAATAAGCATAAGTACCCATCATCTTCTGCTTTTCAATCTCATCTCTACCCATCTTTTCAGGCCATAACAAATCATTTTCTTCTTTACGTGGATCTTCAAAACCTAAGATAGTAACACATTTTCTATCCGGTTCATACTCAGCAGGTAACATAAGATGCACAAAATCCTTATTCTTCTCCAACACATGCCCTGCCAAATCACCATAGTGTGACCGTTGCATAACCAAAGTTATCGTTCCTGTTTTCATATCATTAAGACGAGTAGTCATAATCTCATCATACCATGTTAATACACCTTTCCTGATTACATCACTCTCCACCTTCTTAACATTATGAGCATCATCTATGACTATATTATCACCACCCTCACCTATCGTAACTCCATCAACAGACGTAGACAACCTACACCCTGTATAATTATTTTCAAACCTGGTCTTCTGATTTTGATCGCCTACAAGATAAAACCTATCAGCCCACCTTGATTGATACCAATCCGATAAAATCAATCTCCTGCATTTGAGAGAGTCCCTAGTGGATAGGTCTTGAGCATAAGATGAAAAAAGCCATCTCACAGCCGGATCATTGATCCAACTCCAACATGGCCAGAATACTGAAACTGATAAACTCTTCATACATCTTGGTGGAATGTTGATAAGCAGTCTTTTGATATGTCCTTTTGTTACAGCTTCTAAATGATCTGATATTGCGTCTATGTGCCAACCCGAAACAAACTTTGTTTTCGGTTCAAGAACACACCATGCTTGCTTGATGAATTCTCTCAAGCTACATTGAGCAGCAGTTATGTTTAATAGCTGTTTAGTAACCTGTAATTCTTCAACCTGTTCCCCCTCCCGAGAGAAGTTTGTTGAATTCAATAACTTTGTTAGCACCTAATTTGTCCTCCAACTCCTTTGATGCAATTAATTCAACCGTCCGATTATCTATATTTATATTATTAGTAACATCTTGTTTGATTAATCCTTTATATTTCATGAGGGAGTCCATAGCCCCTTTCCTACTATAAAACTTTACTTTTGTTTTTCTGCCAACATATTCCTTTTCACCATTTTTGTTTATTTCATACATCTCCTCAACGTCTAAAGATTCAATACAAGATTGTTGAGCTATGTTCAATCTATTCATTCCTACAAACACATTATTAACATAAAAACTCCTTGTATCTATAAATGCTTGTTTTGCATATTCTGCTATCAAATCCTCATTCCTTATTTCCAATCTACTAAACATTTCAGTGATTCTTTTATCTATCTCCTCCATCACACACGGTTTTCCTAGGATTTGACACCCTTCCGTATTTGCAGTGCTCCAATTAGCCTTTGGATACGCTTTTAAATATGCTCTTGTTCCATTAAAATCCTGTAAATACTCTTCTATAAATATCTTCTCTTTTATTGATACCGAACCATTGAATTTATTGATAATATTCTTACTATTCCCATTCTTTCTTTTGAATCTACCCATAATGTCATTATTCTAATACTATTGTACATAAAAAACAATACTTTTTTTTAAAACTAACTCCTTATACTACATATACTTAGAATGTTTCTTTTATTTTTATTATTTTTATTATTGACTTTTTTTGTTTATGCAGTATACTTAGGTTGTAAGGTTAAGTTATTTAAAACATTTTTATAAGGATATTTGAAATGAAGAAAGATAATAAAATGACAAAGAAAGATCAGATAGAAATATTCGGTGATTACTTATTTGGACGTAAGAGTGTTTATATTGATATAATAAACAAGATAGTATGTATATCAGTATCAAAATGTTTCGGCACTGATTGGGCTTCAAGAGATTTTACTTTTACTGAAATTGAAACTGATCCGGAAAAAGTCAAAAGACAAGCTAAATTTATTTAATAAACAATTTTTGAAAAGGAGAATAGAAATGAAGAAAGCAATTGAAATTATAAGCTACGTAGTCAAGGCAGGGAAAATGGACATTCAAACGGGTATAAATACAGAAGTAGTCGTAAATGTACCGGCAAACATTAAAAACGTAGAAGCGTGGTTAAGAAGACATGGTATGTATTTCAAAGGCAAAGCCAAACTACTTAACATAATAAATTAAAACAATTTTTTGAAAAGGAGAGTATGAGATGTTAACTCTACAAGCAATCCATATGAATTCCTGGAAAAAGCAATAACGTTAATAGGTGAAAAGTATAGAGCAGAATTAAAATGGTGGTTGTGTTTATAATTTAACTTTTTAAAAAGGAGATTTGAAATGAAAAAAGCAATTGAAAACAAAGACCGAATAAAACAAACACATATGACGATGCAAGAGGCTTGGATAAAATACTGTGCTATAAATAAAATAGACAACGATATCAAAGATTTTATTTCCTTAAAGCTACCAATTAACATATAAAACAATTTTTAAAAAGGAAGGTGTAATATGAAAGAAACTAAGACAGGAAGAAAAATGTCAAACATAAATCTTAATAACATAAAAACAAAAAAAAACATCTAATACAAGAGACATAGTTAAGCCACCAAAGAACTCGATTCTTAACATAGATTATAAACAATTTAACTAAAGAAAATGAAAACAGCCAACCTAATACAAAACAAAATCCAGATCAAATTTAAGGGAGATGATTTTACCAAAACATTAGAACAAGTCAAATCCCTAAACGGAAGAAAGTACGATCCTGATACAAGGTCATGGAGAGTGCATTTGAGTGAGGAAAATATTGAATCATTAAAATCATGGGATTTTGATATTTCTCCCGACATACTTAAATGGCTCACAAAAGCAAAGGCCCCTTTACAAACTAAAACTATAAATAAAATAGAAGGGTTATATAAAAAGCTATATCCCTTTCAACATGAAGGAGTGGAATTCCTAGAATCTCTAAACGGTAGAGCATTGATAGGATCGGAGATGGGATTGGGAAAGACCTGTCAAGTTATCGCATATTTACAACATCACCCTGAACTCAGACCTGCCTTAATTATCGTCCCAGCAAGTGTGAAATACACATGGCAAAATGAAATTGATATATGGACAAAAAAGAACAGTGAAATATTATCCGGAAGAAAGAACGGTAAAAACATAAAAGAAGATTTTGTTATAATTAATTACGATATTGTTTCCAATAGATTAAAAGAGTTAAAAAAACTAAATCCAAAAGTCATTATACTCGATGAATGCCATTTCTTAAAAAACTCATCGGCGCAAAGAACAAAAGCAGTCATAAAACTATGTAAAAGAGTTAAACACATAATCGCATTATCCGGAACTCCGATTGTAAACAGACCAATCGAGTTCTGGAATATAATTAAAATACTTAATCCCTCCCTATTCTCCTCCAGATGGGATTTTGCCAATAAATATTGTAATCCTACACATAATGGTTTTGGTTGGAATCTTAATGGATCATCTAACACAACAGAATTAAATAAATTATTAACAAATAAAATAATGATAAGACACAAAAAGAAGGACGTTCTAAAAGACCTCCCTCCTAAAGTAAGAAGTATAATCCCGCTTGAAATAGATAACGCCTATGAATACAACCAAGTGGAAAATAACATAATAGAATGGATTCACAATAATGAAGGAAAAGCAAAAGCTGAAAAGGCGAAGGCGGCGGAAGTGTTAATTCAGATGGAGAAATGTAAGCAAATAGCATGTAAGGGAAAAATGAAACAAGCGATTAAATGGATTGAAGATTTTCTTGAGACAGGTCAAAAATTAGTAGTCTTCACCACCCACACTAAAACCCTTGACATATTAGAAAACCATTTTAAGGAAATCAATGTAAGATTAGACGGCTCTACACCTGTACCAAAAAGACAAAAAATAGTAAATGATTTTCAAAATAATGAAAATATAAAATTATTTATAGGAAACATAAAGGCCGCTGGAATAGGTATAACCCTGACCGCCTCCTCTAATACATGCTTTTTAGAACTAGGATGGTCGCCAGCGGAACACATTCAAGCAGAAGACAGATGTGTTTTTGAAGGACAATACATTCTCACAAAAGAAGGATATAAAAAGATAGAATCTATAAAAATTGGTGATAAAGTTCTAACTCATTTAGGTAAATGGAACAATGTTTTAGATATTAATTCTCATATAGAAAGAAAAAAACTACAAATAAATATAAAATATTTCGGATTTAATGAACAACTAAAAGTAACTGACGACCACAAAATCTATGTATATGATAAACAAACAAAAAAATACAATTGGACAAAAGCAATTGATATAAGACCTAATAAACATTTTTTAGTCCTGAATCCCGGAACAAAACTACCCAACAAAAAACTTAATATTTTAAAACTTCAAAAGCCATTCACCAATAAATTCAAAAACAACTGGGGAACTAAACAAACTAATGGAAGAATGAAAAATATTTTCAGTGAGGTAAAAATAGACAATGATATGCTTTTTGCTTTTGGATATTATATAGCCAATGGATGTGGTAGATACAATATCAATCCATCATTTATCAGTATTTCCGGAGACGCTAAAAAAAAGAAAGCTGTTGTTGATAAAGTCGCAAAAACTATTTCTACAAAATTCGGGAACCTAAATACCAATCATTATGAAAATAAAGATAACTGCTATTCAGGAACTGTCTATTCCAAAAACTTAGCTTTTAATTTTATTAATTGGTTTGGAAAAGGAGCACATAACAAACAATTTCCAGACTGGGTATTTAAATTAAATAAAACACAAGTTGAGATTTTATTAGATGGTTATTATGCTGGCGACGGATATAAACGAAAAAACACACAGCAAGGAAGCACTGCATCTCCAAAATTAATAACACAATTAATCTTACTAAATTCCTTAATTGGCAACTCAATTATGGGAATTGGATACAAAGAAAAATCTAAAGTATGGACTATTGAACACACTATAATCAGCAAAATTAAAGGAAGCACAAGAATAAAAATTAATAAAGATGGTAATGTTTTATTCCCTGTTTCAGAAACGAATATTTCCATACCAAAAAGAGGTAAAGAGAGGGTTTATGATTTATCAGTAGAAAACAACTATTCATTTATAATTGGATTAAGCAGTATCCACAATTGCCATAGAATCGGACAAAAAGACTCAGTAACAGCATGGTATTTGATAGCAAAAAACACAATAGAAGAAAAGATAATGAAATACATCGAAGAGAAAAGCAAGATACTCGACCAGGTACTGGACGGAGCAACAGTAAAAGACGTTTCTATTTTTAACAACCTTTTACAATCTTTAAAGAAAGAAGAGGAGAAATGATATCACTAATAGAATACGGAATAAGTATAACATCAGTTATAATATTTATGCACTATTACACAGAAACAATCACTCGTTTATTTCAGATAACTTGGTAACAGGGTAATTAATTATGACAGAAATACAGGAAGTACCAAAAGACAATCTAATGAGAATTGCTTGGGAAAAATACAAGCTAACAGACGAATATTTAAACTCATTTGAATGGGCGGAATATAAAGAACATAGGGGCGGATCACTATGGTCAGCTTATGCACATAGCTTTAAAGATGCAGACATGATAGCTGAACTAAAACAGAAAAATGAGTAAATTTAAAAGAAGAAAAAACATAACTAAATTCAAACGCAAGTATAATCCCAAATGCTACATTTGCGAAAAACCTGTCAAAATCCTAGTAGATTTAAAAAAAGCAAAAGAGGATGGATTAGACTCTTACGAAAAGCTATGGAAGAAAGCGGTAGAAACCGTAATTCTATTTCCCCACAACGGAAAAACTTTATATCGCCACAACCGTAATACCTGTAAACCGGAAGTATTAAAATAAAGAAAAGAGTAAGAAAATGATAAAGATATTAATTATAAAAAAAGGTTTATTAAAATTAATATTAGAAGATAACACTAAAAATAGAGTTGTAATAACATCACTTGATTTACATCGTTGTAAGACTTTTACAGACTTTGCTCAATTAATTTTAGAAAAAGAAGAAGAAGAAAAAGAATTCAACCCACAAGAAATATTACAAAATATAATAGATAAAAAATAAATGTATATTATTAAAGAAGTCCCTATTGAAGGATGGTTAATCATTGACAGTGTTCATTACGGGCGGCAAATATGGACGCTATCAAAGATGACAAAAAAACACAAAAGTGATGCTTGCGCAATATGCCAGGAAATTGTTGGGGATAAAGCATATCGTCCAATTACTAATCAATCAAATCGCATGAAGCGTATTTGTACTCACCATGCACCTAAAAAATGAATTTTGATATTATAACATTCCTAGAAGACCTTGACATTCCATATACATATAGCTCAGAATGGATAAACATGCAATGCCCTTTCTGTCATGACGCCGGAGAACATATTGGAATTCATCTTGAAAAAGGAAGTATCAATTGTTGGAAATGTGGAACCCATAAATTACCTAAACTAATTAAAGAATTTGAAACTGACAAAAACCCTTATGAAATAATTAAGAAATATAAGAAAGGAAAAAATGAAGAAAGTATTTGTTCCACACAAACCCAAACCTATCAACAAAACAAAGCAGAAAATGAAAGAAATAATAACAAAGTTGGCAGACATCGACAGATTAGTCTGCCTGTTGGAATCTATGATTTCACAAAAAGACATAAACGATATCTCATTGATAGAAGATTTAATCCAAAAGAACTTAGCAAAGATTGGAGAGTTAGTAAAGGAACTGAAGGAATCGGCGACTATAAATTCAGAATCATAATCCCTATCTACCATGAGGGGAAGTTAGTATCATTCCAGGGAAGGGACATTACAGGCAAACAAAAAGACAAATATAAAACCTGTCATGATACAAACATCAAAAATTATCTATATGGACTTGACTACGTTACGAATGACAAGGTGATTATAACTGAGGGAGTGATGGACGTATGGAGACTTGGCAAGGGAAATGCCGTAGCTACGTTTGGAATAAATTATACTATGAAACAAGTGCGTTTAATATCTAACAAAAGAATCAAGAGAGTGGGAATATTATTTGACAACGGAGAGGACGCTTACCAACAGGCTTTAAAACTACAAGCTGATTTAAACAATACTAATGTTGATGCTTATCTATTAAAATTGCCTGAAAACAAAGACCCTGCTGAATTGAATAAAGAGCAGATTAAAAAGATAATTAATTTTTAGAGGGAGGTGGTGACTATCAATATAAACGAGATTAAAATTGCAGCAGCAAAAAGAGTAGTTAGTATTATTAGAAATTGTGTAAGTAAAGCTAGTATTGACTACGACAGAGATGAAGAGTACTTGATAGTCAATGATGTTGAAGAGTGTATAAATGATGCTCTCTCTCAGGCCGAGCTTGAGATTTTAATAGGTTAAGATAAAAGGATTAAATTAAAATGACTATAAAAAAACAAAAAGTTTGTGATAGTTGTGGAAAAACACAAATACTAGAACCTCTACAAATCGGAAATACTTCCCACTCTTGGATAGAGGTGCGTTCTGACCCTGACTCATGTTCATTTAAAGGCATACAACATTTTTGCTCAAAGGAGTGCCTGATTTCAACAGTTAGACAAATGATTAATTTTTAGAGGGAAGGAGAAGTAATTATGGGGGATAAAAAAGAATCTAAAAATTTTAATTTTAGTATTTGGCAATGTCCTTACTGCAAACGTCTCATACACAACACTATATATCAATCGTTTAAATATGACATTGGTTATCCTCGATGTGGTTGTCCTCTTACTAAATTTAAACAAAGAAATATTATAGATATTCCTTGACATTTTGAAACGAATTTTATATCATATTGAAATGCAATTTACCTTTGTAAACTTATCAGTAAACTGCTTGGAGAAATAGATTGATTAAGACAAACCGCAAAAGACAATTAAATAATTACAATATCAAAATCCATTTAGGTAAAGAGGACTTTCTTTGCGGTTTGGGCTCTTTTAATATCTGGATTTTGTTTGACCCTGACTACTGGTTAGCAATGACTGGTGTCAGGGTTTTTTTATGTCTACATTTATTGAAAGGAGAGAGTTGATGAGAACGATTTCAATGATAATTGCAATGCTATACATTCCTATACTTAGAGGTGTTGAAGATGAGAAAAATAGAACTATATACACCATAATAACTGTTATTGGGATTGTATATGCCGTTATATACGATTATCTTTATTTTATGAAAGGAGAGAATTGATGGAAGATAGAAAATACTCAGAAGAAGATATAGAAAGAGGAGTGGAAAAACTAGCAAAAGCAGTAAGCAATTTATATGAATCATCTGGATTCACAAACGATGAGGGATTTCAATTACAATTAATGATGCACGATCCTACCACTTCATTAAGCCCACTTTTAACCGCAATAGTTGAAATTGATATCAAAGAAACTGAAAAGCATGTGGAAATGGTAATTGAATCCAATCCCGATAAATTTAGAGATTTAAAAAGAAAGGAAAAATAACATGAACAAAGACAGAGAACTATTAAAAAATATGTTAGTCAAGGAAGCCTATTTCATGATCAATAAAAAACTTGTTAGGTTATTTGGAATACATGCCGCTTTGTTTATAGCTGATTTAATAAGTAAAGAGGAATACTTTGCAATAAGAAACAAAACACAAGACAATGAATGGTTTTATAATACAATTAAAAATAGGGAAGAGGATACTAGACTAAGTGACTTCCAACAAAGAAACATAATCAAGAAGTTAATTGATGTAAAAATATTGAAAGTTAAACTAAAGGGGATTCCGGCTAGGACGTATTTTAAAATCAATCATCCTCAAATAATTAAATTTTTAAACGGTACTTTCAGTTCTCAAGAAATTAAAGAACTAAGTATTCAAGAAATTAAAGAACTTGATACTGAAAAAATCAATTACTATAAAGATAATAAGAATAAAGATAATAATAATAAACATAAGAATAATAATGATACTAAAGTATCTATGGAAACTTTAGGAAAAGTTTCTAAGGGAATTACAAATAATGTGTTTAAATCTAAGTATGCTGAAAAAGTAATTTCCTACCAAAATAAAATAGCTGATAAGATTAAAGGACTCCCTCATGTAAGAATAACCAAACGAAATCCATCAATAGAAGAATTGGAATTATATTTCAAACTTCTTAAAGGCAATACATTCTTACAAAACAATTCAATAAATTCTATCTCAAGAAAAATAAATAACATTCCATTCAAAGATGAAATTGAATTTAATTATAAAAAACATATCAATCGTTTATCATTACTTTATAAAGGAGAATATGAACCAAGAAAAAAATCCATCCTTCCAAAATCACTATTGAGATTAATATATAATCCAAAAAGTGAAATATCCTGGCTTATGCAAGTCATGTATAACTCTCCAAAAAAAGTATCAGACAGACAAGTAAAAGACAATCATCCCGAAATAACTAAATTCTTTATAGACAAATTCAATGGTACTGTTATCAATCAAAATAAATTAGTATTAGGAATACGTTCAATAGTAAACTTCACCAAACACATTCCAAAGAAAACATTGAAAGTGAGTAAACTCAGAAGGGATTTTGGAGAACCTTTAAGTTTATGTGAAAATTATTATGATTGGTTAGAACATCAAAACTGGATTGATGAAATTGAATCTATACAAATTAATGCAAATGGCAAGTTATGGAAGATGTTTATCAAAGAAGTGGAGGAAGAGGATTGCGATGGGTATAAATTACAGTAAAATGATAGCCTTAACTGATATCATCAAAATATGGGAAGAACTCCATATAAAAGATACTGGTGATATTGGATTTTGTGATTTAGAAAAGGCTATAGATAAAATATGTGGTGTTAAAAATGATATTGATATCGAACAACCAAATGAAGAAAAACAAACCAAAGAATAGATCACTATACGTCAGGACAAATTATGCTTGTGGCCTTATTGAATTAGATAAGGATAACATCATAATTTTAACTCCTCCAATATGGAAGAGGTATAAAGGAAAACATTTTGACAGGTTTAAATTAGACCATGAGCAAGGATTATGTAAATTTGAATGGAGGTATTTAAAAGATAAATGACAATGATTAATACAATTTTTTTAGTATCAACTATTATAGCTATATTATTTTTCTTTCTTTGTTGGTACTTAGAAGAATGACAATAAACACCGGGATTGAAAAAAATATTATCACTGGTACTAAGGAAGGCATAAACTAAATGTTTGGTGTTTATTATATTCAAAATAAAAACAATAAAAAATATTATATAGGCTCTTCAATTAATATTGAAAAGAGAATTGATGAACACAAGAATAGCTTAAGAGTAGATAAACATTGTAATATCTATTTACAACGGGCTTATAATAAATATGGTGAAGGTTGTTTTGCTTTTAAACTTTTAGAGAGAACAGTAAGAAGAAGTATGATTAAAAGAGAGCAATATTGGATTGACTATTATAAAAGCCATAAGCGTGAAAATGGATATAATGTAAATCCTATTGCCGGTAGCTCTCCCATGTTAAATCCAGAAACAGCAAGAAAAGTAAGTATAACTCTTAAAGGAAGAGGTAAAGGAAGAAAACTCCCTGAGAGCACAATAAAAAAATTGAGGGAGAGGAGGCATAGTAAGGAAACTAAAAAGAAAATGTCAATTACTAGACAAAATATGCCAATGGAAAAGAAAGAAGAAATGAGAAAGAAAATATCAGAGGGAAATAAAGGAAAAGTTGTATCAAAAGAATCCAGAAGGAAAATGTCTAAAGCAAAAAAGGGAGTGAAATTCTCTAAAGAACATATAAGAAATATGTCTGAATCTCATAAAGGATATAAACCCACTAAAGAACATAGAAGGAAACTATCAATAGCAGGTAAAGGAAGAGTTTCATCAAAAGAGACAAGAAAAAAAATGTCTATCATTAATACAGGTAAAAAACTCACTAAAGAACATAGAAGGAAACTATCTGAATCTCATATAGGTAAGAAGTTTTCAAAAGAAACTAAAAAGAAAATGTCTGAATCCCATAAAGTTATATCAAAGGAGACTAGAAGGAAACTATCTGAATCCCATAAAGGATATAAACATCCAGAAGAAATTAAAAAGAAAATGTCTGAATCTCATATAGGTAAGAAATTATCAGAAGAAACTAAAAAGAGAATATCTAAAGCAAGAAAAGGGATGAAATTTTCTAAAGAGACAAGAAAAGTATGTCTATAAATGCAGGGATTGAAAAAAATATTATCACTGGCATGATTATATCAAAAGAATTCTTACAAGAGGTTCAACCCATCTTCCGTCCTTTAAGATCATCCTTTGCCAATATCATAGCTGAATGGTGCAATACTTATTTTCAGAAATATAAAAAAGCTCCTCAAAAACATATACAGGACATTTATAATTCACATAGTGAGCAAATGGATGAGGACAATAAAGAGCTTGCTTGTGATTTCCTAGACCATATATCGAGTGAATATGTAAAAGAAAAAACATTCAATATCAAATATGTTTTAGATAATGCTGAAAAGTATTTTCGTACCCTTGCGCTTGAAGAGGTAAAAACAAAATTAATATCAAATCTAAAAACCGGAAAGATTGATAATGCAGAAAACCTGATAAAAGAATTTGAGCGAGTGGTAAGACCTGAAACTAAAGGAATCAATCCATTTGACAGTACAGCAATCAAGAAAGCATTTGATGATGGTAATGGAGATAAGATGTTTTCGTTTCCAGGCACATTAGGAAAAATAGTAGGTACGTTTGAACGTGAGCATCTTGTAGCATTTGTGGGCAACCTGGGAATAGGCAAGACATGGTGGCTGATGTGGACGGCGCTGTTAGGAGTGTTTGAAGGTTACAACGTAGTATTCGTCAGCTTGGAAATGAGCGAATCACAAATGATAAAAAGAATACACCAACATATTAATGCTCTCCCAGTACATGGAAAAAAGAGGAAAATAATTATCCCAACATTTAATGAGGATTTTGAAATTGAATACAAGAAAGTAAAAAAGGCAGTTCTTTGTGATATAACGAGCATCAAAAAAATAAACATGATTTTGAAATCAGGGATCATTAACAAGAATAGTAATTTCAGAATATTAGTTTATCCTTCAAGAACAGTTTCAGTTTCTACTTTGGAAACACAATTACAGAATATGGAATACTATGATAATTTTATTCCTGATATCATTGTCACAGATTACGCCGATAAATTTCTATCAGAAAATAAATCATATGAAAGGCGACACCAACTTACTCAAATATGGGAGGCTCATAAATCACTGGCGCAAAAAAGAAAATGTCTGGTAATAACAGCGAGTCAGTCAAACACGGTTAGAACGGGAAAAGATATTAAGCAAGGAGACTGGTCTGAATCCATATCCAAAATAGAATTGTGTGATATA